CCAGTTAATCGAGCAGTAGCCGCTGTTGGTATAGCCGAGAGAACTTTTTACCATTGGATGACCCGCGGAATGAATGAACGCGAGCGCCTTGCAACCGTGTCTAACGCTAAACCTAATCCAACCGAGGGTGTTTATTTGCAATTTTTGCAGTCCGTCGAGCGGGCAAGAGGCGAAGCCATTACAAAAAAGGTTGCTGTTATTGCGAAGGCTGGTAACGAGGGAGATTGGAGAGCAGCCGCTTGGTATTTAGAGCGCCAGGCTCCAGAGGAATTTGGAAAAACCGATAGAGTCGAACATACTGGTAGCAATGGTGAAGCAATTAAACTCCAGATTGAAATGGGCGATTTAGAAGATAAGATTGCCAAAGTCCTAGCAGCGCGAAAAAGGTAAACATGAGTGAACGGCTTGTAGACAGAGTTCTCAATGCCACGCCTGAACAAAGAGCAGAAATCTATTTCTCATTAACCGAGGATGAAAAATACGCACTTGGCGCAATCCTGGATGCAGAGATTGAAAACCGATGGGCTAGATGGGAAACCGACCCGATTGGATTTATTGAAGATGGATTAGGGGAAACTCTCTGGTCCAAACAAAGAGAGATTTTACAATCCCTGGTAGATAACAAAAGAACAACGGTTCCCGCTTGCCACGCTCCAGGTAAATCTCACTTAGCGGCTAGAGCCGTTGCATGGTGGATGTCAGTTCATCCTCCTGGCACGGCTATTGCTATCACTACCGCATCGACTTTTAAACAGGTTCGAAATATTATGTGGGCGCAAATTCGTAAAGTTCATATTGCCCATGATTTACCAGGCGAGATTTTGACAACCGAATGGAAAATTGGCGGCACCACAATGGGCTATGGATTTCGCCCTGCCGATAACAATGAAGCCGCGGTTCAGGGTATTCACGCACCGCATTTATTAATCGTAGTTGATGAAGCGGGTGGTATTTCAGACAAAATTGGCTCAGCCCTTGAAGCGCTTATGACGGGTGGACATACACGACTCTTAGTATTGGGTAACCCACCGACAGACCAAGAACAAACTTGGTTTGAAAGAATTTGTCAGTCACCGATTTATAACACAATTGCAATTGGCGCTCACGATACGCCCAACTTCACAGGTGAACAAACAGGGATGTGTAAAAGTTGCCCTACCCATGTCGAAGAACATGAGGTTTCTACGCACCTTGTTGATGAAACCTGGGTCCAGGATGTAGTTAGCGAATTTGGCGAAGATTCACCATTCGTTGAAGCCCGTGTGTTCGCTAGGTTTCCACAATCGGGAACAGGAAAAGTTATTCCGTTTACCTGGGCAGAGATGGCAACTAACAATGATGAGCCGCTTGATTCTAATTTAATTCGCCTGGGAGTAGATATTGCATCCGATGGCGGAGATGAATTTGTTATTGCGCTCGCAGATGGATACAAGGTAAAGATAGTTCACAGAAGTTCAGGCAAAGTTAATGCAAACGCCGTAGATGTGGCTGGAGTAATTCTTGAGCATATTAACGCAGCCGTAGCAATGCACGAAGAGCGCGGGATTAGAGATAAAGTCAGAATTAAGATAGATACGATTGGTGTGGGCTGGGGAGTTGTATCTTTACTTAAAACATGGCAGAGCGAACAAAGACACCAAGGCGAGATTATTGCAGTCAATGTGTCCGAGCGACCTAAAGACCAAACTAAATTTAAAAATCAAAGAGCCGAGATGTGGTGGAACGCTCGAACCTTATTGCAGCCTAAAGATGGGAAGCAAGATTTGTGCCTAGATGTAGACCGTCAGGTATTAGCCCAGTTAGCGGGTCCAGGTTATAAGTCCGATTCTTCGGGTCGTATCCAGATTGAGGCTAAGGCAGATATGAAGAAACGCGGAGTTCATTCACCTGACCGTGCTGAAGCAATTCTTCTTGCTTTATACGAAAATAAAAATGTGGTTAATTTTGAAATGCCACTTTCATTTGGTCAAACAAACGATTGGGCGCTTTAGCGAAAGCGTTTTTTAGACCATATGTTTTTGACATAATTATGCAAAATGTTTTTACCAAGATTAAGATTATCCATAATCTCGTATTCCCCCTCTTTCATCATTTCATATTCAGCCCGCCAATCATCGCGCTTAAACGGAATTATTTGAATCATGGGGGTGCCAGCCTTAATGATTTCATCAATTCCAGTTCTGACCCACACAGGGGAAGCAATTTCTGTTTCTAATTTGTCTGTATCGGCAATTCCAGTAACAGCATGAAAAGCCTCATTTTTATATCCAAAGGGTTGAGTAATCAATACAGAATAACCAGGGGGTGTGACAATTCTCCACCAACTTGAAAACTTAAAGGCTTGCCAATGAAAACCATCGGGAGTTTCAAGTCCCCTAGTATCTCCGTGAATAGCAAATACTGGTCGGCTAGTTCTCCAAGTAATACGAGGAAGATAACCAACTTTGTCATATTCAACATCGGATTTAACTTGAACATCTGCCCATAACGGCATTATGTATCCAGCATTAAAGGCATCTAACATCGGAACACATTTTTTTGGAGAAGCGTTTGAAACATAATCTTCAAGATTAAATTTATTGCCGTCAGGGTTATTTTCGTTTTGATGAAAAGGAGTCATTTTGCGCCACCAGTCAGGCAATGCTTGAACCGCTGGGAAAGGGCGATTAACAACTTCCCATGTAAAAGGGTCTTTTGCCACAAACTTGATTAATTTTTCAGCCATTTTTCTTTCCTTTATAAATTAAAACTACGAATAATCCTTTTTTGACCATATCTTTTTTAAATAATGGTTGATAAGAGTGCCATTAAAATTCTTATCTTCAAGTGCAGAGTATTCCCCATTTTTTAAATAAGTAAATTTAGATTCCCAATCGGACCTTTTAAAAGGCGTTATTTGAACCATAGGAGTTCCTTTTTCAACAACGCCTTCAAACCCATCTTGAACCCACATAGGAAACAAAATTTCCAGATTAGATTTATCGGTATCAATAATTGCTGGTATAGCCTGAAATCCAGTTTGGCGAAACCCAAATGGAGGAGTTACTAATACGGAATATCCTGGAGGGGTAATAATTTGCCACTTATTTAAATATTTATAAACTACACGGTTATAACCAATTGGATTTTGAACCTCAACTGCATTATTTCCATGCGGTAAGAAAACATCCATATGGGTCCGCCAATTTATAATAGGACTTCCATTTTTATATTCAACTTGAACATCTGCCCATAAAGGAATTAAATAACCCGATAAAAGAGCGTCAAGCATAGGAACACATTTTTTGGCATGGGCGCTGCTAACCCGATTACGCATAAGCATTTTATTACCATCTGGATTTTCTTGCGATTTAATGTAAGGGGTCATCTTTTTCCACCAGTCAGGAACATTTTGCTTGGCTGGAAATGGACGCTCGCAGACTTCCCAAGAATATTCATCAACAGCCCTAAATTCAATGATTGGCTTTTTACTAAACATCTGAAGGGTTTTCTACATCTTCAACTTTTCTTAGACGGAGTTCATCCAGGGCATTAAATCCACATTCGCAAATAATGGTTGTAATCTTGTCCAGCCCAGAATCGGCTGGAGCATCAACTGAGGTAATTGTCGCAGTTGCGTGGTTATGGGCGGTATCTCCGAAATTATTAACTACGGTTCGTGATTCTTGAGTAGCGCCAATAGGCTTAAAATCATCTTTCCACCAAATTACTTTGTAACCCCCGTAGGTAGTTGCATAAGACATTGATTGAGGTTGAATTTTTTGAAGATGTTTATAAACCTCTTCTTCATCCACATGGCGAAAAACTTCTTTTTCTTCGCTTAACAAAATATAAGTTGTTTCTGCCATTTATCTCTCACAATCATCGTCTGGACTACCGTGTTCTTTACAGTAGTAATAAGTTTTTCTTTCAGGATTTTTGCATTGAGGACAAGATTTCTCATCCTTATGCACAATCACCTGGGCATCCGTGTATTCGTGGTCGCAATGGTAACAATAAGCAAGACCTTCTGACCAGTTCGCCATCCAGCGCTTATGCCGTTCGCGCTGCAATTGTTCTAAGGCGCTCATTCAGGCAGGATTGATACAGGTTCAACCCCAAAGACCTCTTCGTAAAGGAGCGAACCGCCTTCCCAATCGACCCAGTTGCCGTCAGATTTGATTTTGATGTCATCTCCAAACACAGCATCGGCATAAATCAGGATTGCTGTTACTACCGCGTCATAAGGTTTGAACGCAGTTTTGCAAAAGTTAAATCCAACTTCATCTGTAGCAATTGAGAAATCTTCGTGAGCGCCTTCACCTATGCCATTAAAACTAATTGCGGCGCCTGCTGAGTTATCTTCAATTGCGATACCTGCTTCTTTTGCAGTTTCAATTACTTTGCGAGCGCCTACCAGAAACTTATTCCATTGTTCCTGTTCAATGCCGCTTTCAAGTGTCCAGTAATGTGTGTATCCCATTTACTTATCCTCCTCGTATCCATCAAACCAAACGCCAGCCTCTCTAGTGCTTGGGTCCTTGCAATGTGCTTGAGCCTGGTCAAGAGTTAATCCTTTTTTGACCACCGCAGTATTGTTATGTGCTGCCCACATACGAACGATTCTATATTTTTGCTCCATTTATGCAACCGCCTTTTCTGCTAGATAAGCCTGGACTTTAGAACGCCATTCAAGAGCGTATTCGTTATCGGTTTCAGTTAAAAGGTTAAATACCTTGGCTGGGCAGTCGAAGTAATAAGGACCAGCGCCCTCAGTAATCGATTTAACCGCAATGCTGCCGTTGCGACGCTGAGTTAGGTAAACAACCGCAAAAACCGCTCCGCTGTTGTTGTTCTTGCTTTTAAATGCTGCATAAAAAGGCTTTTGACCGTGTTCATTCTTGCCTTCGCCTAGTGCAAGCAATTCATAGTTATCGCCAATTTCTTGTTTGATGTCCCATTCAAGAAATTTCTTGGTCGATATATTTTTTCCTACCTGAGTTACATCCCACCCCATTATTGAACCTCCCGTGATAAATTAGTTGAAAAACCCCACTCAAGTTTTCTTTCGTGTTCTTTGATGTGTCTATCTGACGCTTGGCAAGCCTTGTTGAAAATCAAGAACTTACCGCGTTTACCACAATCGCAAATCCATCGAAAGTATTCAATTTCAAATGCAAGAGCCATTATTTACCCCCTCTGGTAAATACTCCACCGATTTCACGGCGCT